GTTGTATAACTTTGGTCAAAATTATCATCGGTTTGAATTGTAGTAATTGATGTAAAGTCGTCAACATTACAAATCCACCAATCATTTGGTGTGTAATATCGGATTACAGGTACTGCTGAAGTACCGTCTTTGTAAAAAAATCTACCGGTGTAGTCATCAATCATTCTACATGCAGCAGCAATTGCGGCTTCTATAGCTAGATCATCATTGATGTCCTCGATTGCAAGAGCATTCTTGACATCCGATAGGGTGCAATAGGCGTTTGTTAGTGCCATGCGTTATCCTTTTCTCTGATTTAGGCTGCATTGCCCGTTCTAAATCAGGCAAAGCCGTTGCTGTTTGCTTTTTCTTAAATAATTTAAGTTTCATAACCACCCCATTTTTAAGGTGTAGAGCCGGTAAGTCGGGGGAGTCTTACCGGCCCTACACTATTGTTCTAAGCTTGGCTTAGAATGTTGGCGCAACTAAACCGGTGCCTGAAATAATTGAGGCAGCGGTTGGGTAACGTCCTGCTGAGAAGGCTGCATAGCCATAGACAACAGATTTGATTGTTAGAGTACTTGCTCCAGTTGCATCAAAGTTAAGAGCAAATGGTGATCCTGGTTGCTCCCACAAGTGCATTTCAGGTGCAGCAACGCAATAGATCTTGTCTTGGTTAGAGCTTGCACCTGTAGTTGTAACTACACTTGCATCTGTAACAATTGGAAGACCCATCAATGAATAGCCTGAGAGACCATATGATGTTCCACCTGCGCCGACTGCAACTGCATTCATTGGACCGTAACCAGTTGGTACTACCAATGGACGATCTGAAGAATCAACTCCAGCCATCAAGTAAGCAAGACGACGTGGGTGCATAATCCAGTGTGTTGGATTTATGAACGCATTTGTCTGCACTTGCTGGACTGCATCAGCCAGCTTTGGATATAGAAGTTTGATAGTTGGAGATGCAGTTGTATAAGTGATTGCATTTCCACCTGAAGCATCAAGTCCAAGGATTGTACCAGATGTGCCAGCACCATTTAGGCACTGATTATCTAGAGTTGTGTGCCATGAACGAATTAGGTCTGCAAGAATAAATGTATCAATTCCTGTACCGCGTTCAATTGCTTGGCGGGAGATGTCTTGCTGTCCTGCAACTGTACGTACGTTGATAGTAAGTAGAGTATCGTCAGCATCAGTCTCTGAAACTGCAGAGTTTTCTGTTGCTTGGATTGCAGTTGTTGTACCTGTTGTCATGCGGCTGATGTTTAATGTCATTCCGCTTGCAGGAAGTGCATGCTTATTTGTAGCAGCATCTAGGAATGGACGACCAGCGCGTGCTAGTGGTGCAGCTAGATCTGTTAGGTATTGCGGGACCACAAGACCGTCAAAAGCAGCAGTACCGACATCGCGTCGCTCTATTGCTTCTTCTTTCATGTGACGAGCAAGACGCTCATTTGCATTGAAGTCATTTCTGAATTGTGCGTTGTACGCATCTTTCACAAATGATGCTTGTGATTCTGGTGTATATGTACGAGGCTCAGCAATAATGCGTGCGCCACCTACTGGAGTTGCAACTGATGCAACTGATGCACGAATTTCTGCAGCTTTAACGTCTGCGTCTGCCTGTGCCTTTAACTTTTCGATTTTTGTATCGAGTGAACGTGACTCTTCTACAAGAGCGTCAACCTTCTCGGTCTCCTCTGCAGTTAGGTCGGTACGGTTCTCTGTGGCTACTGCCTCAAGAACTGCATCCATTTCTACCTTTACTGCATCACGGCGCTCGATTACTTTGTCAAGGTATGACATTGTATTCTGCTCCTTATGAGTTTGGTCGAGGTGGTGGCGATAAGCATCACGGCGCTTTTGGGGTGTGAGTCTCGCTCCGACTTCGGTATCTGTTAACAATCTGCTAACAGAATATTATTTTGTGTTGTTTATAATTGCTTTTGCTAAACGTAATGAGATCTTACGACCAGCTTCTTCAGGACTTGGTTTTGGTAAGCTGTCAATTAAAGTCAGCGTTGAAGCTTTATGTCCTACTCGAGTATCACTTGGTTCGTAACCATCTCTTACTTTACTGTACACTTGAATTAGAACTGCAGGATCATCTTCTTCAGCTGTAATTGAAAAATCAGTACCAGGCACATTTAACTCACCATCACGTACTACTCTTACAATTTTACCTCTTGCTGTTCCTCCAGATGAACCCCATGATACAAAACTTCCAACTGTATCAACAGCTCGTTTAATATTTTTGTCTTCTTCTTCATCCATATAATCAGAATCTTCAACAACATCTTCCATATTTACTTCTTGATTTCCTAGTAATTGAGCCATTAGTTCTACTGACCGCATTACATAGTCATGGCCTTCACTTAGATCTTCAAAAATAGTTTTTAGGACTAGTAACGAATCTCCAGATATTTCTCTTCCTTCTTTAACAGCCTCAATAGCATTTTTTAGATGCTCACGAGCTTCAACTGAAGTGGCTGGATAAGCTGGATAAGTAACTACTGAAACATCACCATCGGCTAATGATACTTCTGTCAAAGTACGCATTGTGCGATCTTCATTCCATTTTTGTCTGATTACGCGGAATGCAAAACTCATTTGATCAACATCGCCTCTAGCAATTAAAGCATGTAAGTCTTTTGCTTCTTGTGTATCAGCTAGTTCAGCATCAAATCTTAATCCAATGTCATCTTCAGTTAAACTCATTGTACCATTTTTTGTACGTGCTAATGGAAGTCCATCATGGTTAACTAACAATCTAACATCTGGTATTTCTGTTAATGTTTTTCTAAATGCACCTTGAGCAATAGTCTCTATGAATGGAAGTGGCAAGCTAGGACTATCAAACTTTGCTGCATATCCTGACAAGCGTAGCTTTCCATCGTCATCTGCCCGAGTTTCAACATCTTGCACAGTATATGTGCGCCGTTCGATTTTTTTCATTTTGCTCCTTGAGTCTTTCTCTTCATTCAACACTACTCCACCACGTATGCCGCTTTGGGATCCGTTGGATCTATTGTTGAAATTGGTTGCAATTGATTTGAAGGCAAACCTGTGTGATCCATATCAGGCAAACCAACAGCTTCAATTACAGATTTTGGATCAAAACCTACCTGAATTAACTTGGCTGCAATGTCGGCACGTAGGTTTAAGCCAACATCTTTTGCGTCTGCTGCATCAATATTCTGCAATGGAACTCGGTATTGATCACCAGACTCTCCAAGAGGTGCAAGATCTTCTACATAACGGACATCATTTAGACTTAAGAAACCTTCTCGTAAGCCTTTTGTATAAGCATCATAACGCTCTAGTGTTGTTCCACGGAGTAGCGCATCTAGGTTAAACTTAATAAATCCATCTGATTCAGGAAGCAAAGGAGATAGTGCTTGTTCTAGTCTTTCAAGTAAAGGTCTTAAAGAGTGCTGAACAAATGATAAGTTTTGAGCTTCAACGGATGCGAATGACATTGCGCCAGCAACAGGGTGTCCAAGTAAAGATACTGGTACACGGAATAGTCTAGCAATTTCTTCTACACCAAATCTGCGTACTTCTAGCAACTGTGCATCTGCAGCATTTAAAGTAAGTGGCTTAAATGTTGCGCCACTAGTCAAAATGCCAAGCTTTCCAGCACGATAAGGTCCTGTATGTGACATATTCCAGTTGCGAGCAATATCAGCAGCTTGTTCTTCGGTCATTTCTCCTGGAGATTCAATAACTCCACCAGGATTTGCTGCATTTCCAAAGTAACTTGCTGCATAAACTTCTGCAGCCATAGCTGATCCTAAAGTTATACGAGCTGCTGCAATAGGACCTAGTCCAAGCAATTGTCCAGGTAATCTGAACATAGGAATATGTAGTATTTCATTTTTGTTAAGCACCATGGTTTTAACTGATGAAGGATCAAAAGGTTGTGCATTATCATAAAACTGATTTACTGGATCTTGTGCATTTTGACCAATTGTTACTACGTATTCTATTTCACCCATTGGTTTAGGACGACGAATACGTACTTGCAGTGGATTTATACAATAAAGTTCTTTTACATCACCCATATCGTCACGTACGGTCAATATGAATGCATTGCCATGAAGGTTTAAGGATGAAATTACTTGCTCATAGAACTCTAAACGAGTTGCTTCTGGATTAGGTTTGTTAATCCATGCAGGCATTTCTCCATAAACAGATGCGTAATTTATTCTAGTACGACCTCGACGGACGTAAGCAGAAAGTGGCAAAGAACTAATAGTGTCACCTAATAGTCGCACACAAGCGTAGACGGTTGACATACGAATTGCAGTGTCAGAATTTACATCTACTCCAGCTGGAGTTGCATATAAATTACGACCGGGTAAGAAAGGTTCAAGATATTGATTACTAGACCTTTGTTCTCCTGCTTTGCGCAGTCTGTTTGATAAGCTCATTTAGTGGCCTTTTCTTTGCTTAGTTGATACCAGCCGTCTTCCCAAAGGGTTAACAACCTTTCAAAGTAATCTTGATACTTAGGTGCAATTGCTTTAAGTGAGTATTTTTCTATTGCTTGCTTTCTAATAAAATCTCTGTCAAGATCTTTAACATCTTCTGCGGCTTTCATGAAGTCTGCTAGTGTGTGGCATCTGTAGCCAGTCACCCCGTTGATGTTGGTCTCTGTGAATGCGCCCCAGTCGGTGGTGATTGTCGGGGTGCCACAGGTCTGAGCTTCGATCACAATATTGCCGAAGGGCTCGATGTAAAGAGTCGGTGCGAATAGCGCGATTGCGCCGCCCATGAGCTCTGCCCGTTTTTCAGGGCCAACGTTGCCGATGAACTCACCGTAGCCGCCGTTTGGTTGACCAGGGCCAGCGATTATAAGCCGCTTGCCAAGGCGCTTGCAGACCTCTTGCGCGACGTTGTAGCCTTTGCGCTCGATCAGTCTGCCGATAAAAAAGTAGTAGTCCCCGTCGCCTTTGCCAGCTGGGAATTGCTCGGGCT